TGGTACGTCGGCTTAAGAGAGTTGGTGTCGACCTTACGGATCAAAAGATCAATCAGGAGCACGCTCGCCGCGCTAGTTTAGACGGCAAGATAGCGACTGTTGATTTTACGTCCGCAAGCGATACCATTGCGCGTGCCGTCCCTAGGGAACTTCTTCCTAGAAGATGGTTTAGCGTAATGGATTCTTGTCGATCACACTTCGGTATACATAATGGCAGTCTTCCTTTGCTATTGGAGAAATTCTCTAGCATGGGGAACGGATTCACCTTTCCTTTGCAGACTCTGATATTCTATAGTATGGCTTACGCCGTCTTGGAGTACCAGGGAATGCTCGAAAAGGTTGAGTCAATCAACGCTTACGGCGATGACCTCGTCTTACCCGTTGAATGCCTTATGTTGTTCTCTGCTCTTAGTGATTTTTACGGATTCACGATAAATATTCGGAAAACGTACTCTTCCGGATACTTTCGTGAGTCATGTGGTTGTCACTATTTTGCAGGAGTCGATGCAAAGCCTTTCTATCTAAGAGATAGATTGGTTAAGGTTACGGATGTTTACCTTTTTGCCAATTCGGTTCGGCGCTCTAGACCTAATAAGTCTATCTCGCCGCTTCCGCTTTGGCGTTTCCTTGTCAATTCAGTTCCTAAGCCGTTAAGGTTTAAGATCCCGGATGGATTTGGAGACGGAGGGTTTATATCCTGTTTCGACGATGCTACACCACCCAAAGCAAGGCACGGTTTCGAAGGATTCCGTTTCTTGTGTTTAAGTGAGGTTAGTATCGGCGTACCCTTCCAAGGAGTAGGGCCGGTTATGGCCTCTCTATGGAACCTGCACCGACGCAGCCTTTTTCAGGGCTGGAACAAACCTGAATACACTACGAGGTTTACCCGCTTATTGATTTTGCGGGCAAGCCACGAACGCTCGAGTGAGTATGACTTTGTCTTCCGACGAAGCTATACAAAGATCAGGCGTGGTGTATTCATCGCACCTCAGTGGACAGATCCCCCACCATTGTAGAACGGTGGG